TACCAACTTGATCGCAATGTCGTTTCCTTCTTCGTTGTTGGCAATCAGCGCCAACTCTTCTTGTTCTTTTGTGTAAGCCTTTAAGCCGTTGTATGCGTGGAAGAACTTGGTGAGGGCATCTGCGACTTGGGCATAAATTTGATTTTCATCAAACTCGACCGCTTTCTTTTTGGTCTTTTTAACAGGAGCAGATCCGACTTGAGTTTGTTGCTTTTGAGTTTCTTGTTGAACGCCAAAAAGTTTTTTGAAAAACCCAAATATTCCTTGAGCATCTTTTTGTATACCCTTGATATCACCCACAACTCCGTCAATTTCTTTCTTGGCATCAACGACAAACTGCCGCCCCTCCTTGTACATCTCGCAGGATTCTTTGACGAGTTTAAACGCCGAAGTTGCCAAAGCGACAAGGGTGAATGGATCAATTTTTACAACCCAAAGAACTTGTGGAAGAACTGCCCCGCCACATTGGGGCCGAGCAGGACTAGGAGCATCACACCATAGATCAAATACTCAATCTTGGTCATGCGTCTATCGCCTTCTTTTAGCATATCTGCGATCTGCCTATAGCGCTCATCACAGACTGCAACGTGAACGGCTAAATCTTTTTCGGTGTCACTCATGATTTAATCAATCGTTTAATTTCTTCAGCATGGTATTGGGATGAATCAAAATCTGCCGTCACACGATAATCAAACTTCTCTGGCGGTACAAACATCTTGTTTGTATCCTCAAACCTACCTTCTTTAATACGATCTACCCAAACCACAAAGTCTGGATCAAACGCATCCCGACACTCAGGTGTTGGGCAAACAAAGTCAGCAATCACATGAGCGCCATATTTACCTACGATGTTGCACAAATGCCCCATCCGCCTAGCTTGCTCTACCCTGTCTGCCTCACTAAATCCCAAATCCTTGTTGATGTTTTTCCTAATGTCATCGGCATTGAAATGAACTGCTTGCAACTCAAATGCCAGACTTTCAGCAAGTGTGGTCTTACCAGAACCAGGTAGACCCATCACAAGGATTTTCAATTCAGCGCATCCAACTGGTCGTGAGTTGTGCAAGCATCAATTGCCGCTTCTCTTGTCTGCATAGCAGTTAAAGCCGTAGCCACTGCGTTTGCGTCATAAGCAGAACCCTTTTGTGCTTGCTGATTGACAACCTGTTGGAATGTGAATGCGGCATTGGCTTTCATGCCTGCCTTACGATCATCCACGCTGATGTCAAATGTGCCATACACGATTTCCACAGGGTCTTTTGAAAGATCAAAAGTGTGGGCGGTATAGCCTTGACGATTAGGCGTGATTGTAGGACGTACCTCTACGGCATTCTTCCAACCATTGTTACCGACTCCTTCTGCTGGTGGGGTATCCCAGCAATCCTTGACTTCCCCGTTAACGATACGAACATATAAAGACATAAAAGCTCCTTTGAAAAAATTAAGTTACTGCAATTGCCAATACCGTGTTTGATGAAACAGAAATATTAGTCCAAGTTTTTAAAGAACCAACTTGTTTTGGAGAAGAGTAATAAGTCGTATTACCTAAACCTAATTGCCCAAAGTTGTTTTGCCCCCACGCCCACAAAGTTCCGTCTGATTTAATGGAACCCACAGAAGCATTGTTAAGTCCAACTAATAACCAATTGGTTAATGCACCAACTTGCTTTGGTGAAGAGTATTGTGTAATATTTCCAAATCCTAATTGACCATTTCCATTAAAACCCCATGACCACAATGTTCCATCTGTTTTTATTGCTATACAAGAATTATTTCCAGCGGAAATATTATTCCAATTGGTTAATGTACCAATTTGTTTTGGGGATGAGTAATTGGTTATATTACCAAGACCTAATACACCATATCCATTAAATCCCCACGACCATAAAGTTCCATCTATTTTAATTGCTGTTGCAAAATTTCCTGAAGTTGAAATTGATGCCCAATTTGTCAACGATCCAACTTGTTTTGGAGAAGAGTAATAAGTCGTATTACCTAAACCTAATTGCCCATAATTGTTTCTACCCCAAGACCATAATGTACCGTCTGTTTTTATGGCTAATGAGAAATAACCAGCCTGAACTTGCGACCAATTAGTCAATGAGCCAACTTGTTTGGGACTTGAGTAAGATGTTAAATTACCCAAACCTAATATACCCCCAGAGTTAGATCCCCAAGACCACAATGACCCATCCGTTTTGGTGGCTAACGTAAAATTGTAGCCAGATGATGATGATGTCGAACCCCAATTGGTTAATGCTCCCACTTGTTTGGGTGAAGAATAATAAGTTCTGTTACTAAGACCAAGCTGTCCGTTGGTGTTATAACCCCATGACCACAGAGTACCGTCAGTTTTTATACCAAAACCATTTAAGTAACCAGTTGATAGTTTTAACCAATTAGTTAAAGATCCTACTTGAACTGGAGAGGATTGATTTGTTGTATTTCCAATGCCTAAAGCGCCAGCATAATTACGCCCCCACGCATACAAATGTGGCTGTGGAGGACTAGCCCAAGTCCCTGCCCCCTGAGCCTGTGCTTGGCTACTTAGGTTCCAGACTCCGCCGTATTGTGTGTAGGGCGACCCGCCAGGCGCAACAAGGGTGTTTAACCCTGGATCTAAATATGATGCGCCATATCTGTAACTCACGATACCATCCTTAATTCAACTTTATTTGCGTTCAGGCGTTCTTTGATCTTGTTAAAGGGTGCTTCCCACTCACCAAACACTTCTTGCCTGAACAAGGTCATCGTGTCGTAGTAAGGGGTCTTTTCACCATCCAAAGCGTACAAGTAGTATCCCATCACAGGAATTACCACCCATGTATCAATCCCCATTGCCGCCGCCAAGTGGCTCACAGACGTACAAGAACTGATGACCAAATCGCATGAAGCCACCGCTTGTTTAGTGTCTTCCCAAGTCTGTAATGGTACTTGTTTTACCCATGTTGGGCAAGCATCTGCGCCCTCATCTCGCTGTAATGAAATGAACTCATAATCCGTACCCTTGACCGCATCAAACATCAGTTGATAGGGGAATCGCTTGTTGTGATCGTCCTCGAATTTAGAGCTACCTTGCCATCTTAGCCCGATGCGCTTCTTACGTCCTTTGATGACGTTGGGCTTAGGAATGTAAGCGTCACCTCTCAGGTCAGCCATTTCGTAGCCAACGTACTGGGGAAAGGTCATGCCGTAGCACCAGAAGTCATGGTAAACACCATACTCAGCACCGACTTGCACCACGGCTGATACGCCATCAATGCCTGCAAATAGCCCTGCCAACTGTCCAGAACAACAGACAACTACCTTATTACCTCGTGCAATCAAGTCCCTTGCGTATCTGACTTGATGGATTTGGTCACCTAAACCATGATCGCAATAAAGAAGGATCGTACCCTTTGTCTTGCCGTCCCACTCAGGAGCTGGCGTATCGGGTCTGCGTTCTCCGATGATGCCGCAGTAGCGACCTCTGTCCATCTGCTTGTAGCCTTCGCCAATCAAACCTTGTCTCAAAAGATACCATGAACGGTTGTAGGCGGCGCGGTGGTCTGTAGGACGCTCGGCATTGAGCTTCTCGGACAGTCTCCATCCCTCTACAAAGTCACCCATCTTACCTGCGGCAACCTGAAGGTCAAGGTCATCCAACTCAGGCATTGTCCTAGCATTGTTGTTCCAGAACTCAGGCTGACAGAATTGGTTGTAGTGGTGCTTCAGTAAATCCTTAGAACGGTCATTGTGCTGTTTAGCCAAGACAGGCTTGACATCGTGCATCCCTGCGTAGCCGTGTAAGTTCTCATCGTCCTCTTTGACGCTTGAGCCGTCAATGTTGGAGAAGTCGTAATCGTAATCAGGTAAACCTAAGAACTCATGGATACGAGCCAACTGACCCTTTGGATCAGCCAATAGATTGTCATAGACCACAAACAAGAAATGCTCAGGCATCACAGCGTACCCAGCTTCTAGCGACAGGTAAGCGGCTTTTAAATGGTCTGCCAATTGACCTGAGTACATGAACGCATCGAGGTCATCAGGTTTGGCTACACGGACAAAAGATGCCATGCAATCGGGCACAGGACGCACCGTAGCGATAACTTTACAAGGTCTACCCAATACTTGATTCATGGCTCCCATGATCTGAGGGATAGGCCAGCCTCTAGACTTGTCAATGATCACAGGCTTATCTGTGTCTTCATAAAACGCATCAATACAGCCCCTCATGGTCTGGGCTAGTTTCTCTCTATTGGGATCGTTCTCATTAAGAAGCCCTGCGGAATGCCATGTGTTAGCCAAGCCATCAAGGGCGTGGACTAAACCCGATGTAGTAGATACATGGGTCATAGGGTTCTGGTTCAATATAGCCGCTAAGACTGTTGAACCTGAACGTGGTATACCTGAGAGAAAATGAAGCGTTTTTTTCAATTGTTATTCCTTATGTTTTTGCAATCGCTAATATAGCAGTTCCACCATTAGATAGAGCTAAATTTGTCCAACTTGTTAGCGATCCAATTTGTTTTGGACTAGAGTAACCAGTTGTATTGTTAAGACCCAATATTCCTGATCCGTTGTTTCCCCAAGACCAAATTGTGCCGTCAGTTTTTATTGCAATTACCGCAACCGAAAATCCATGAATTTGAGCCCAATTAGTCAACGCTCCAATTTGCTTTGGAGAAGAATAAGCGGTTGTGTTATTTAAACCCAACTGACCAAAGCTATTATCACCCCAACCCCATAGTGTCCCGTCAGTTTTTAAAGCAACTGCACTATTTTGCATTCCAACAACAGCACTCCAATTCGTCAGAGAACCAACTTGTTTAGGTGAGGAGTAATACGTTGTGTTTCCAAGACCTAAGCCACCACTAGCGTTATATCCCCAAGACCATAAAGTTCCATTGCTTTGAATACCATACGTACATATATATCCGCTTCTTGCGTATGTCCATGTTGTTAATGCACCAATTTGTTTAGGTGATGAATAGTTTGTTATATTCCCTAAACCAAGTTGACCAAAAGCATTATTGCCCCATGACCAAAGAGTACCATCAGTCTTTACAGCAACTAAATAACCACTACCATTTCCAGAAACAACACTCCAATTAGTTAGTGCGCCAACTTGCTTGGGAGAAGAATAATATGTTGTATTGCCAAGACCCAATTGGCCATTACTGCCATCACCCATAGCCCATAATGTACCATCAGTTTTTAATGCAAATGCTGATCTGTAGTTGGCAAATACTTTACTCCAAGTAGTTAATGCGCCAACTTGTTTTGGGGATGAATACCAAGTATTGTTATTTAAACCTAATTGACCTGTATTCCCCAAACCCCATGCCCAAAGAGTTCCATCAGCTTTGACTGCTAATGAACAGCCATTTATACTAAATGCAGACCAATTTGTCAAAGTTCCAAGTTGTGTTGGCGATGATCTACTAGTAGTGTCTCCTAAACCTAATTGACCGAGGCTATTATCGCCCCAAGTATACAAATGAGGCGCAGGAGGACTAGGCCACTTCCCCTGTGCTACAGCATCAGAGGCTTGTGATAGCGTCCATACGCCTTGGTATTGTTGGTAGGGCGACCCGCCAGGCGCATTCAGCGGATTAAACAAACCCGCTTGTTCCCATGCGCCAACATATCTCTCAGACATTATGATATCGCTTCAAAGATTGCTGTGTATGTCAAAGCACTTGCTGTGCCGCTTGTAACGCCTACTGATTGGTTCTCAGTAATGTACAAGTCTGTGGTCTTATCCACCACGATCAAGGATGCGCCAGCAGGGACTGATATGGCGTAAGCCAAGTAACCAATCACCGTAGCTGAACCAAACGTGGCGTTGTTGCCAACACCCACAGTAGCATTTGCCACTGATGCAGTCGTGTTAGATACGATCAAGCCTGTGATTTTGTTAACAGTACCAGATGCTGGAGTCAGACCCGTCAACGATGTTGTACCGTTGTAAGTCCATGATGTTGTGGCTGAAGTCGTAGAAGGAACCACATACGCTGTGTTCCCGTTGATCGTTGTGAGTGCCGCTATATTTGGATTTGCCATGATGTTTCCTTAAAATCCCAAAGTCATAGAGTAGGCGATTGCCTGTGCTTTTGTTACGCCAGATGCCGCAGGAGCTTGCCAAGAAGCTGTAGTTCCATTCGATGTCAGAATGTATGTGTTAGCACCTATTGCTAATCTTGTTGCGCTATTGGTTCCGTTACCAATGATCAAGTCACCAGTCGTAGTAATGGGAGATAAAGCATTAAAACCTGCGGATGCTGTTGTCTGTCCAGTACCGCCATAACTGATGCCAATCGCAGTTGCATTCCATGTTCCTGTGGTAACAGTACCAAGGGTTGTAATGCTTGTTGTTCCCTTACTAGCAACCAATGTATTATAAGTATTTGTGCCTGTACCAACAAACAAAATACCATCGGTAATGTTAACAGCAAGCTCACCAGTTGTGATGGTGGTGGGCGTATGTCCAGTCGTTGAACTGTTGTACGTAATAATTGGGGTATAGCCTGATGACGCCATTAGAATGTTCCTCCGTTGATGCCGCCAGTAATTGTACTGTTTGTGGCGTTAATTGTAAGCCCTGTGCTAGTGTATTGGGGTTGATTTCCAGTAGCACCAGACGCATAAGTAATGTAATTTGTTGCCCCTGATCCAGCAGTCAAGGCAAGGTTTGTAGCGTTTGTTGCGTTTGTCACCGCAGTGGTGCCAATTACAGAAACAACTTGAGCGGCTGTTGCGGCAGTGAATGCAGAGGTTCCGTTTCCGTAAGCCAGGCCTGTGAGTGTCGCCACTCCAGTTCCGCCATTCCCAACTACCAAAGTACCGCTCAAAGTAACCGCACCAGATGTTGCAGTTGAAGGGGTTAAGCCAGTTGTTCCAGCGCTGAATGTTGTCACTCCACCTGATGGAGCCTGCCAAGATGCGGTTGTTCCGTTGGAGGTCAACACATATGTATTGGCTCCAATTGCAAGTCTTGTGGCGCTATTTGAGCCGTTTCCAATGATCAAATCACCTGTTGTGGTGATGGGTGAAAGGGCATTAAACGCGCTAGAAGCTGTTGTTTGACCTGTACCACCGCTAGATATTCCCAAGGTTCCTGCAAGCGTTACAGCGCCTGTTGTGGACGTTGCAGGGGTCAATCCATTGAGTGATGTCTGGAAAGATGTAACTCCACCTGCTGAACCACTTGTTGCGGCAGTAATCTGACCTTGAGCATTAACAGTGATGTTGGCGTTTGTGTATGAGCCAGCACTTACAGCAGTGTTTGCAAGTGCAATTGTGACTGGGGCTGATCCATTAAATGAGGTTCCAGAAAGGCCAGTTCCAATCGTCAATGTGCTTGTTGTGGCCGCAGTAACGGTAGTTGATCCACCTAAATTAACAGAATTACCATTGATTGTGATGGAGCTATTGGTCAATGAAGAATTACCAATATTGGACAACGTATTGCTAGAACCACTAATCGTTTTGTTAGTTAGCGTTTGTGTACCAGTTAAAGTGGCAACAACTGTGGTATCAATTGAAATAGTACCAGTTGAAGTAATTGGGCCACCCAATAGACCTGTACCCGTCAGAATTGATGTAACCCCAGTCCCAGTAGTAACTGCGCCCCAAGAGCCATTTGCATAGCCTTCAAAGGTTCCTGTGTCACTGTTGTACCTAAACATTCCATTTACTGGCGTTCCGGGTCTAGAAGCAGTTCCGCCAATAGGAAAAGTTAAACTTGCAGTGCCGGGTATGACTGGGTTAGAAGCAATTCCAACCGTAGGGTTTCCTGTTGATCCATCTGCATTAGTAACAGAAGTTTGATTGGTGACGCCTGCAATTTGTTTGGTAGATACGTTGCCACCATTAACTGCAACTAACCCCGTAGAACCTGAAAGGCTTTGTACATTGCTTAAAAAAGATCCAAGATAAATCTGTGGATTACCTGTAGTACCGTCTGGATTATTTACACCCAAACCTGTCCCAGCAGTAATTTGAACATTAGTTAAAGTTGTGCTGTTTGTTTTAACTTGGAAACCGTTTCCAGAACCAATCAAAGAGGCCAATGCACCAGTGACTGCTATGGTGTAACTACCTTGTGCGCCACCGTCAGTGGTTGTCAAACCTGTGCTGACAGCAATTTGTCTGCTATTAGCCAAGCTTGATTGTTGGCCAATCGTTAGAAATGTTTGTGTAAGTACGGGTTGCGCTGCAATCGCTAGTGTCGTAGTCTGTACTGTGACTCCATTTTGGACAATTGGCACTGACTCATTACCAGTCAACGCACTAGCGGTTGGCAATTGGGTGATTGTTACTTGTCCACTCATGTTATTGGCTCGTAGATGGGTTAGGGCTCGGGCTAATTATATCTGTGTTGCCAGTTTGTTGGGGTATTGTTGTACCGTTTTCTGTGCTGATATAGATCTCGCTTGGATTACCATGAGGAATGTTTGTACCTGTTGGGGTAATCGTTAAACCATTATCGCTCGTGGCAACACTAACATCTGGTCTTGGAAATTGCAAAGTGATTCTTTCTGTTTTTCGGGCTGGCAACCGATACGGATCCTTCTGATCCGCACACCCTTGCTGACATACCTTGAGGCCAAGGAAATTTGGATCAGGCATGGCCTGAATAATTGGTCTTTTCATCTTGCAACGGTCGCAAATGAAGATCGCAATTACTGCGTTTCCTGTGGTGTCTAGAAAACGTGGCATGCTTACCTTGTATAGACGCTAATGTTTGGAGCGAAGTAAATCGGAGACTTATCTCGCTCTTCGTTCTCAGCCATAATGAAGTAATTATTGGCTTGAGTTTCCAAATACTGAATCCGTGCAATGTCAACCGCAGGCAGTATCAAGCTCATCTGGTGAGCTAGTAGATACTGAATTGCTTGATTCCAACGCTGAGGAATCTCCAACTGACCATTCAATCCACCCACATCATCAATTTGGCGTGAATACCAAATAGTCATTTGAATGAACGCATCACTTGGGGCTGGCCACAAAGTAATCTTTGCCTGTGGAATCGTTCTGTTGAACCAATACTGATAGGGTTGATTGGCTGTGAAATTCTTGTTGGGAAGATTGGTATAGTCGTCACGGTTCAAACGAGCCATGGTGACTTCAGTGGAGTTGTTGCCAAGGTACCATTCACGCAAAGCCAAAGTTGTGCCGTTCAATGCTTGAACACGGTAGTATTGCGCTGTGGCACCAGGGTCAATATCTTGGAAAATCCACTGACCATCAGTCACTGTAACGTTTGTACCCGTGTACAAGGTCGTCCAAGTCGTTCCATCATAGGAATATTGGAAGCTGTAGTTCCATGTTGCAGATCCACCGTTGGCAACGTATGGCATAAAGCCAATAGATCCAATGTAAATGCTGTTGTTTGTACCGTAATTGACTGTGTAATTGCCATTTGGCACAGTCATTTGGT